ATGACTAAACGTTTCAATGTAATTGTTTTAACAATTACACTAGGAGCAACAATAGTTGTTTCGGAAATTCACTCACTTATCACTAACAACCCAGAAACAGTATATGAAACAAAAGATGTAAGACCAGGAATGTAAATATAAGATATAAAAAAGACGCTACCTATAATCTGGTATCGTCTTTCGTGTTTTCTGGGGAAGTTTCCTGTTTTCAAAAAATACGAAAACAGGAAATTATTTTAAATATATCCAATATAGACTAAAACGTACATAGAACAAGTATTCCTTGGAGGGTAGGTAGAGAAATGGCTATAAAATATGAAGAATTAATGGAGATCATAGAAGCAACAAAAAAAGAAGATCAAAATCAATCCTCTTCAGGTGAATCGCTTTCTAAAAATTTAGCCTTAGAAGCTCTGTAATTTTTAAGAGCATCTAGCATGAAATTACGCTCATCATCTGTTATTTGTTTGCCATCTGCATCTATAATATTTGCATTTTTGATATTTTCAAGAGTTAGTTCTTTCGCGAAAACTACTTTCTCAGCTTCTTTACCCATTTTTTCAAGATCTCTTGGATCAGTAACAAAATAGGTGGGATCAACATTAAAATAATCAGCAAGCTTTGTCAGAGCTTCCAAAGAAGGGCTTTTAATTTTTCCTGTTTCAAGTTTTGATAAGTAACCGTTACTTAAACCAACTTCTTGAGCAAGTCGCCTTATAGAAAGTTTTGGTTTATGCTCTTCTCTTAACCTTTTTAAGTTGGTACCGATTAATTCATTTTTTTTGTCCATAAATAAGGTCACCTCGATTAAATGCCACTGTGTGTTTGTGTAAGACACACAACACACCGCTACAAATAATTATAACATGTAGGTTCCCATAAGAAACATTTAAAAATAATGGTTGCACAAAAAGCTAAAGGCTGGTATATTTTACTTGTGCTTCCTTTAGGAAGCGTTTGGGAGGTGAAAACAATGAACCGCGAAATTGCTTCTCTTGCAGAAAAAATTAAAAAAATAAGGTCAGAAAGAAATGAAACTCAACGCCAATTCGGTTTGATTACAGGGTTTTCTAGCTCTTATATTTGTAAGTTGGAAAAAGGGAAAGCTAACCCGTCGCACTCTTCTTTAGTTAAATTAAGTGAAAGACTAAATTTGCCACCAGCTTATTTTTTTTAAATAGAGTGCTTCCTATAGTGATCAAAATTCGAAGGGTAGTCCAACTGTCCACATTGCATATTATGTGTCGAGGTGATCTTTATGGCTAAGAAAAAGAAAAAAAGCAACCTGTTTCTCGGAGAAGTTTTCTTTGGAACAGAAGACAGAGAAAAACTTTTTATCGAGGCTGTGGCACCTTATTACACACCAGTAAAAAAAGAGAAGAATAAAAAAAATAAAGAGGCTTGAAACTTTTGTTTCACCTTTTTTTGAAGGACAAGCCTAATCATAAAAAGAGGTGTGAGGTGTAAAGTGAAATGAAATTTGAATTTGAAGATTCTGATCTTGAAATAATTACAAATAGCATTATCGCAAATGTGAGTGCCGCATTAATTCCAAAAATTGAAGAGATGTTATTGATTATCGCTTCCAAAGATGAACTGCTAACAAAAAAACAGGTATATGAAAACATTTTAAAATGTACTGCTGCTACAGCAGACGAGCTTTATTTTAATCGACCAGATTTCCCGACTCTCGATTTGACAAGTTTACCTGGTGCTCCACGTCAGCATAAAAGATATTCACGAAAAGCGGTAGAAGCTTGGATAGCAGCAAATACAAAAGGAGCTTTAAATCATGGCTGAAATCAAGTTTGTGAAATTGAGCACCAATATGTTTGATGACGAAAAAATAAAGTTAATTGAGCAAATGCCTGAATCTGACACACTATTAATTATCTGGGTCAAATTACTTGCTCAGGCTGGTAAAACTAACGCCTCGGGGTATATATATTTAAGCGAAAATGTTCCATACACAGAGGAAATGTTGTCAGCTATTTTTAATCGACCTTTAGGAGTCGTAAGAATGGCTCTCAATACTTTTAAGCAATTCGGCATGATTGAGATTAACGACAACCACTATATAAGTATTTGCAATTGGGAAAAACATCAAAATGTTGATGCGATGAATAAAATCAGGGAAGACACTAGGAAAAGAGTAGCCAAACATAGGGAAAAACAGAAGGCTCTTGCTCTAGAAACTAGCGGTAATGTTACATGTAACGTTACAGTAACGCAAAGTAACGAACAAGAAAGAAGAAGTAAGAAAGAAGAAGTAAGAAAGAAGAATAAAGATATATTGTCGGGAAACCCGACTGCGGATGAATCAGAAATCCCATTCAAACTCATAACGGATCTTCTCAATCAAATGTCAGAGAAAAATTACCGTCACACCACACCAAAGACACAGCAACTAATAAGAGCACGATGGAATGAGGGATTCAGGTTCGATGATTTTAAAAAGGTCATTTTAGCAAAATGCTTTGAATGGCGTGATAACCCTGACATGAATAAATTCCTTCGTCCCGAAACACTTTTCGGAACAAAATTCGAAGGTTACTTAAACAACAGTGATGAGGTGATAAAGCGTGCACAGCATAAAGGCGGTGGCAGCCGAAGTAACCGACAAAATGACCTTCCATTCTGATTACTGTAATAAGCACACATACACTCGTGGCAGTGAAGATGTTGTAAAACCTGTCCGAATGATGGTCATGAATGGGAACGTAATTTGCCCACGATGTGAACTGGAAGAAGAGTCAAAGAAGTTGCAAAAAGAATTAGAAAGTCAAATTGAATATAGCCAGCGACAGAAAAAATTTAACACGTTGGAAAAACGCAGCATGTTCAGGGATCGAACTGTCTCACAAGCAACATTTGAAAATTACAATGTTGCTGAGCCAGAAGAGACCAAGAATAAAAAAAGAATGATGGATCTTGTTAAACACTTGCAACAAGGTGAAGTGTTCAACATATTTTTGCAGGGCCATCCGGGAGTGGGGAAGAGTCACCTTGCATATGCAGCACTTAGAGAACTTAATGTGCCTCCTGATCCCGACAACCCTAAAGACAAAGGTCGATCTTGTTTGTTTATCAATATGGAAGATGCTGCTACGGCAATTAAAGATTCATTCAGCAACAAAGAGAGCAAGTACACAGAAGCGTATGTGACTCAGTTGATGGGTGATGCCGATTATCTCGTGATAGATGATATCGGCGCAGAAACAGGGTCAGAGCATTCGGATAGTAAAGCCAGTGATTTCATTCATCGTCTCATCTACAAAGTAACATCTGCTCGGCAGGATAAAGTGACGATTTATACAACAAACCTTACTAGCGAAAAGCTGTATCAAATGTATGACAGCAAGCTAGTATCACGCATCACCCAAAAGCAGCAGTACATCATTTTTAAAGACACATCGGACAAGCGTAAAGAAGTATTGCCGTTCTAAGGGAGTGTAAATGCGAAGGTTGATAGTTTAATAGATCAGCTGGCAGTAAGTCTGAGTGACTGAAAAACACAAGGAGGAACCATCATGAAAAAAGGCGGTAGAAAGCCCACAAGAGCCGAAAGGGAGATTTTAGTAGTGAATGGGTTGAATCCACTTTATTGGCTCGTAGAAAAGAATCTGACGACATCTGTGCATGTTGTACACAAAGAGGTCGGTCGCAGAAAGGAAATTGCGAAATGAGTGTCACTAGAATCATTTTGAATCACGTCAATTTTGAATGGACGATTGTTGGCCTCAAGCGATTTTTGGATTACTGGTACGAAGGCAGGTCAATCGAAGAGATGGCGGAGTTATTTAACCGACCGTCAGAAGAAGTTTTGCTTTTGATGATTGATTTCAGCAAACGAGGAAAGATCAAAGAGCGTCCGAACGGTGTCGGCGCAAACGAGCCTATATATATCAAAAAAAGTGCAATGAGCTACAAAAAAAGAGATTTACGCAGGCTGTTCGAACAACAACCGGTTTACTACGCTTGTCCGCACAGCGATTTTATATGGGATGAAAAAGACATCATTTTATTTAGACAAATGTGGCAGGACCATGAGCCTATCAGACACATTGCAAACCGTTTGGTCCGCAGTGTCGTTGAAATTCTGCTGCTGATTATAGACCAAGCTGAGTTAGGAAAGATTGAACCACGTAAAGGCGGCGCGCTAGGAAAGGAGTACAAGGATGAAAAGAAAAAGCATCCTGTTGCCATTTGAAAAAGCGACAGCACGCCAGTTGGAAGTCATTGCGAGATATGAAGATTGTCCGAAACAGCTAAAGACAGCAGCCATACGCCATCTCAAAAAGAGAGGAGGCATAAAGTGATGACCAGTGACGAAAGAGAGTTAATGATCGAGTGGTTGAGTCTCACAAACGTTGGTCACGAATATTGCGAAAAACTTTCAGACAAAGAACTCGAAAGAATCTATGAACTCAACGTTCCGCAGCGTGACGAATAAAAGGAGGTGAGCATATTGGAAACTGTAGTGAATCCATACAAAGCAGGTCCGGTTAAAGCGTGGGTTATGTCAGGGGATGAACTGGAAGCATATAGGCAACAACATCCACCAAAACCATATAAAAAAAGACTCAGACGAATAGATTGGCGTTGGCAGCGCACAGATCAATCCGTCAAGTCTCAGCGGTAAGAATTCACATCAGTTCAATGTGAGTAATTAAACTTAGGAACCTTAATTATATCACATTGGAGTGAAGATTGTGAATAGACCACAGGCTATCTCATTAACAAAAAACGAGCCTTTCACAACATTAGTTGAACAAGGAAAGGTACAAGTGATCGTGCTGGACGGGATAAACAACACAGCGCATTACATAGAGGCACCCGAACACGGTCACACAATCATTGAAACGATTAAAGGAAGTTTTGACCGAGTTAGATTTGATTTCAGTTATAAAACTAAACGATAGCAGGGGTTCATCCCCTGCGGGGGAGGAAATACCATGAATTTACCTAAACATGTCGAGCTTTCGCAGGCAGTCAAAGCCTGCAAAAACCAAGCAATGACGATTGATGATGCAGCTGCTCACTTAGGCGTACCGAAATTTTTTGTACCAGTGCTTGCTGATTACTGTCCTGATTTGATCATCGAAGGAAATGTAGTCATGACAAAGCGTGAGTCAAACGGGCCTGTTATCTTCACGCTGCTGACTTTCATGGGGATCATTGCTGTCGCTGGGTTGATGGGGGGACTTGGACAATAAAGAAGCAGGGATTTATTTCCCTGCTAGTGTTGGAACTAATTTTAATACAACCATCGTGATACAAACTGAGGCTAGAAAAGTAATTAAAAGATTTTCAGATTTATTTTTAGCCATTGAATTCACCACCTTTTTACAAGAATAAACGTATTATACACTATAAAATAGAACTTGTGTTCGTATTTTGAAAATAAATTTGAGGAACGACTTAGGAGGAAAAAATAATGAACCTTGAAAAAAATATTAAAGATGTTATTGCACAACAATTAGAAAATGGAATCGTTGAAAATCTTATCGCAGAGCAATTGAAACAAGGCGTTTCAAAAGCGCTTGAAGACTTGTTTTCTTCATACGGTGGAGAAGCAAGGAAAGTCATTGAAAACAAGTTGAAAAGTGTAATAGTTCCTTACCTTGAAACTTACGATTACTCAGAATACATCACCAAGCTGGATCATGTGCTAGTCGAAACAATAAAAGAAGCGTCATTTGATAACCGCAAACTGCTTGAGAACTTCAAGAATTTAATGATCGAGGAAAAAGAAAAGACTATCAAACTGTCTGACCTCTTTAATGAATGGAAGAAGTATGTGGCAAAGGAAGTAGAAACTGACGGCCTTGAAGTTGAATTTGAAGCTGGTCCAGAGTATGAAGCGGTGGAGGTTAGTGTTCAAGTTGAGCGTAATGAGGACAGATCGTGGAGCAGTTTTGAATACGCCACAATATTCTTTGAATGTGAGCATGACGAAGATTTGAATTTTGAGATACCAATTTCTATCTATAAAAAAGATAAGGAATGGGATATTGACTATCGAACAAGTAACGAATTGAAGTCGCTAAGACATCTAAATGACTTTGAAATCTTACTAATGAGATTAAGTCAAAACGCTGTGAAGCTCGATCTTGATATTGAGTGGGAAGAGGATGAAGTGACACCAGATGAAGAGCCAGAAGCGACTTTCAGTTAGGAGAAAACATATGAATCTTAATAAAAAACAACAGCGGCAAATCATAGAACGAATGAAAGTCTTTTAAATAAATCTTTCACCAAGCGAAATGAAAATCTTTTATTCAAAAATCTAATTGAAATTAAAACGAGTCTTAAAATATGTTTTTTAAGACTCGTTTCTAAAACTTTAAAGCTTTTAATCTAAGCCTTTTTCTTCACAACTTGTACAAGAGGAACTATTTGATGAGCCAATAACAAAATAATTCCCGCACTTAGTACATACCTCGTGTTTTTTCGAAATCGCACAAGGTTCACAAATATAATCATGATTTATTGTTGTAAAGGATGTTTCATCTTTACAGTAAATGCATTGCATAATCTAATCACCCACATTCAATTATTTTTGGTATAGTTATCTTAATTTGACAAAATTTTTGTCATTCCTTCTATGCTAAAAAATTTAAAGGGAGAATTCAGAATGGATTTCAAAGACATTATTAAGGAAATGAGCGAGTATCTTAAACTTCCAGGTATCTCATTGTCCATTATCTTTTTGCTTAGTGCTTTAAGGCCAATTTCTTTTATTTCAGCAGGCATTATTGAAAAAAAATTTTTTTCTAAAGAAAAGTTATTTATTTTTTATGTTATTAATTATTTCTCTTTGACGTTTTTTTTTACAGTTATATTATATCTATTATCTGAATTGATTCCACTTAACCCAGATTACTATAGAAATTTTATTTTCATGCTGACATTGTTTTGGGTGATTTTAGGGTTCTTTATTGTACTTTGCAGTATGACTACTAGTATTTCTCTTTTGCAAAGTGTAAAAATGATTTCATGGTTAAAGAACCTAGTTATAATAATATATTTATTATTAACGCTGTTCTTATTTATTGGAGTATATAAAGATGTTTTTTCAGTGACTGGTGAGATTAAGTCATGGAAAGAATTTTTAGTTCTAGGTTCAATTTTATTGTTCATTACCTTGCCATTACCTACTATTATATATCCAGTTGCTAAATTAGGTGATTGGTACAAACGTAAAATAACTTATTGGATAGACGATAAGAACAATAAATGGTATCTGATTCATCCTGTAGATAAACAAGTCATCTTAGTGGGAGATCATCCAGAATATAATTTATGTAAGAAAACTATGTTTCTTAAAAAAGAAGATTTATATGAAAAAGAAATTCATATTGAAAAGGAAATAGCCGAAGTCCAAGACGGAGAGCCTGCGGACACCAACCAACATCTTTAAAGGGTGCTGGTTGGTGTCCGTTTTTTTTGTCAGAAAGGAGCAGCCATGAAAAAGGAAAAACAAAAAAACGACCGCAGGAGCTTACACAAGAAAGATACGTGAACTCATGAGGCAAAACATGTAGCTACAAATCATCGAATGAATGAACGCTTTTGGAAAAAGAGGCGTGAAATCGAATGAACCGTACAAAGAAGCTGTTGCCGGCTTGGCTACTCTTCTTTGGTCGCTGCAAGCCTTAAACGTTGATATAAAGAGGAAGCAAGATGAACCAAAACAATCCGAATTAAAACTTTAATAGTAATGTCGCATGAAACCCTATATAATAACTATCATCAAGAAATTATTAGGATTAGAGGTATTATTATGAAATCGTTATTTGAAGAATTTTATTTTGATAATAAAAATACTGATATTTGGACCAATTCAGTAATCGTGCTAGATACTAATATTCTACTTAATTTGTATAGGTACTCAAAGGAAACATCAGAAAAATTACTTGCTTTGTTAGAAAAATCCAAAGATCGCCTCTGGATACCTCATCAAATAGCATTAGAATTTCACCTTAATAGAACAAATGTCATTTTAGATCAACAGACTTCTTATGAAAAAATAGAGTCGATTTTAAGAAAAAAATCAACTGAAATAGATTCCAGCTTAAAAAAAGAGTTAGGCTCTTATAGAAAAAAACACGTTACGCTCAGCATTGATTCTATAATTGAGCAAATAAAATCATCTATTGATAGATTAGCTTCTGAAATATCAAAAGAACAAGAGGATCATCCTATCTTATTGAAAAATGATCACATCAAGCAAAAAATCACCACATTATTTGAAAATAAAGTGGGGAAACCGTATAAAAAGAAAGAACTAGAAGAAATAGCTAAAGAAGCGGATAAAAGATATTCATTAGAGATCCCACCAGGCTACAAAGATGCTGCTAAAAAAGGAGCAAAGTTTCATAACGGTGAGATGATATTGGAGAAGTATGGAGACTATATTCTTTGGCGACAGATTATTGATTATGCAATTGAAAAACCAAACAATATTATATTTATCACAGATGACGAAAAAAAAGATTGGTGGTACGAAACCAAAGGGAAAACAATTGGGCCTAGAAGCGAGTTGCTAAATGAATTTAAACATAAGACAAAAATGGAATTCTATATGTTTAATTCTGATGTGTTCATGAAAGAAGCAGGAGCTATTTATAGTGAAAGCTTTTCTGATAATTCTATTTCAGAAGTTAAGGAGGTAAGAAATCATTACTTCAATTCTAGGGATGCTTACTCTAATAATATAAAGAAGCAAAACGATATAGAGTTAACAGAAATTAATCTTTCTTTTCAAACCAGAGATTCAATTGATGAATATGATGTTTTTGATGCACTGTATGAATTCTTCAACGGTAGAATGGTTAATATTGAAACTAAAGAATTCATGGTAATAAAAGGTATACTAGTAGTTGAAATGTTTTTGACCGTTTTAGACTCTTTTGATAGCGAGGGTAGGTTAGCTATTGATGAGGAACTTGAAATGCACTTTGATACTTACGATGTTGAATTTTTAGAATTAAAAGTTGTTTTTTTAAATTAATTATGTCCAAGACGGAGAGCCTGCGGACACTGATCAACACCTTTTAAGGGTGCTGGTTGGTGTCCGTTTTTTATTTGTCTGAAAGGAGCAGATATGAAGAAGGAAAAGCCGAAAAAGAACATGCAGAAGCTCACTAAAAGAGATTTAAGAGAGCTGATGTGGCAAAACATGCAGCGTTTAAAAAGAGCCAAAGGTGGGGCCATGCGAAAAAAATAAAGGGGGAATTATCTTGAATCAAACAAGTTTAGAAATTCCGCAGATCGACGAGGAAAAAACAAGATTCAAAATGGAAAAAATGATGGAAAAATATAAAATGCTTAGGTTGCAAACGCCGGAAGACTTTCTCCCAAAAATCACTACAACATATACCATTACGCCGCCTAGTTTCTCAAATCAGTTTCATTCATCGACCGAGGATGCAGCCCTTAAAAAAATGGATTGGGAGCTTGAGCGGGAAAAATACATGAAGCGAATTGAAAGGGGCATTAATCGTCTTACACAAAGAGAGCGCCGCATCTTGGTCATGCTTTACATGCAAGACGAAGAAATGTTTGATTATGAGATTTACGCAAATATGGGCCTCAGCCAGCGGAACTATTACCGATTCAAAAATAAAGCATATTATAGACTGGCCTTTGCTTTGAGAGAAGAAGTGTACAAGCAGGGAGATAAATCATGAATTTTGTTCAGCCGATAAGGGACCTTGATCAGATCCATTATATAAAGAAGTATTTAGGTGAGAGCAACAAACGAAACCTGCTGCTGTTTGTGGCGGGAATCAATCTGGGCTTGCGCATATCCGATCTGCTGGAATTAAGGGTGAAGAACGTGAGAAAACAGTACGTATCCCTTAGAGAACAAAAAACAGGTAAAGAGAAAAGAATCAAAATAAACAAGACGCTTCGAAAAGCGATAGATCAATATATTAAAGACAAAGATGATCAAGAGTATCTTTTTAAAAGTAGAGAAGGACTCAACAAACCAATCAGTCGTAGCAGTGCATACAATATATTGAGAGAGGCAGCGGAGTATGTGGGGCTTGATAGTATAGGAACTCATACGCTACGAAAAACGTTCGGCTACTGGCATTATAAGAAATTCAAGGACGTAGCCTTGCTGCAAGAAATATTCAACCACTCAAGTCCAGATATTACATTGAGATATATTGGGATCACACAAGACACAATGGATAGAACAATGGACGACTTTGGCTTATAGGCTCATCTGTTTAAATGGCAGGTGGGCCTTTTTTGCGCTCTTTTTCATCAACTAACCATAATGAGAAAATGTCCAACTCATTTTAAGGAATTGGCTGAAAAGCAAGAGGGACAAAGGATTCAACGATTCCCTGAGTTAGACACAATAATAGATATGGCTAATTGGTGGATTATGTGGATAATAGAATATATGAATAATTTGGATAAGGAAGGGATAATATGCAGTATTTTGGAGATAATATGTGGCGAGACGTTGTGGCTATTGAGGGAGAAAGCTTTAATTGTGGCTACTGTAATTCTTTAACTGCACCATCTTATGGATATGTAACAAGTGGTTACGATAGAAATGGTTTAATAGTTGGAGCTAGAATACTTATATGCCCTAATTGTAAACAACCTACATTTTTTGATGAATTTAATAGTCAGTACCCTTCGGCAAATAATATTATGGACAACATTAATTACCTTCCAGATGATGTACAAGAATTGTATAAGGAGGTTTGTGATTCTTTTTCTGTTCATGCATACACAGGTGCGAGTATTTTGGCTAGAAAAATGATTATGAATATAGCGATTGAAAAAAAAGCTAAAGTAGATTTAAGTTTCGCTAATTATGTTGAGTATTTAGTGACAAATGGTGTTGTCCCTAAAAGTGCAGAAAAATGGCTTAATACGGTTAGGAAAAACGGAAATGAAGCCGCTCATAAAACAAGTAAATCTTCAAAGGAAGAAACTGAAAAAATAATTAAATTTTTAGTAATATTATTGAGATCAGTCTATGAATTTGAGGGGGAGATATAGACTCTTTATAAATGGCACACTTTTGGCACGATATTGGCAAAGCATTTTGTCTGAGAGCGGTTATGATGGTATTAGCTGATAATACGAAGTGATCATAATATGCTTTTCGTTCGACAAATTTTGCAAATTCTAAACTTTAATATAATTTTAACGATATAATAATTGAATACCTATGATAGATGGAGGAAATGATTTTGAATAAATTGATAGCATCTGAGTATACTTTTGTAGTGAATCATGCGCACTCAATGTCCTATTTTGATAAACGAGGAGAATTAGTTAAGAAAAATAAAGAACTTTTTAAATATGTAGACCCTTCAACTAAGGTTGATGAAGTAGTAATCTTAGCATCTAATCAAGAAGAAGAAATGGAAGCCTATTTTTCTCCGGAAGATTTTAGTACTAGACTTAACGATATGAATCAAAAAGAGGTTTTTTATGAGCATAGCGTGGAATTTAGTAAGAATGTAATCTCTTCATTGGGGCTTGACGGTTATATAGATAAGGTAAGATTTCAAATATCCTCAACATTTGAAATTGATGAAGATATCCGTCATTTTATGGAAGGTTTAGGTTTTGTAATAGAGTTACCAAACGATCTAATTGCTATGAGAAGTAATCTTCGAATCCTTATGTTCGATCAAGATAATAATAAGCCTTATGCGCTCAGTGTCCAGGAAATGACACTTGGTGAAAAGTTTGTTAACATAGAGGTAACTTATATCCTTGATAAAGATGAACTTGAGTCTGAAAAGAGTTTGTTAGATAAGGATTTTTTTGTCGAAAACTTTACCGAATTAGAAAAGCTTTTTATTAAATTAAATTTAGTAAAGGAGCTATAAAAAATGACTCGTGCTACAGTCAGGTACATAGATGAATTTATAGAGGATAGGGAAAATGGTTTAGGTTATAAACGAAAAAAACAAGGTAACTCAGTTAAAGGAATAAATAAGAACAATGAAGAGTATACTTATGAAAAAGATGACCTTGATAAAATAATCTCCCAATTAGTACCGCTTATGAAACAACTATCAAATGAAAAATTAGAATCAAAGTCTTCATCTTTTAACTCAAAAGGGGTTGTTACTTTGACTGAAAAAGATTTTAATATAATGGGCTTATTTAAAATATATTATTCGATTACTTCAATAATTATTACCACCCTAATTTTATTAACAATTCTAAATATAATACCAATAATTGCTGGAGTTAGTTGGTCCATAATTACCTTAAGTTTTATTTTAGGGATTTATAAGGGTGAAAGGGAATGGAAAGAAAAGCATGGTTCAACCAAATACTGATGAGAATCCAATGCCACCTAATAGACCATGGAATACATTAGATAAAATAATTGAAAAATTCCCAAAACCTCCAGTTGATTTTGTAATACCTACAATTTCATATCTATGTGTAGCTATTATATTAGTTTTTGTTTATGCCTTTACTTTAATCTTTGGACAAAAAGATCATTCTAATGTTGTGATGTTCACTTTGATTGGATCAACTGTAATATATATCTTAGTGTGCAACATCTATTATTTTGTGTATAGAATGAAAGTGCCTAATTAAATACTATGTAATAAATAAGCACCCTAATTGGGTGTTTTTTTATTTTAGGGAGGAAATCAGATGAAATGAAGAAGTCATTAAAACCATGCAATGAACCTGGATGTCCTCAACTAACGCGCGAAGGATATTGCCAGCAGCATAAGATATCAAAGCCTTTATATGATCTGGTCCGTGAATCATCGTCACGCCGTGGGTATAACAGTCGATGGCGTAAAGCGCGAGAAGGTTATCTAGCAAAGCATCCGTTGTGTCAGTCTTGCTTGCTACAAGGCAAACGGATTGCTGCTACAGTAGTAGACCACCTCACACCGCATAAGGGAGATAAAAAACTATTCTGGGATTCAACTAACTGGCAGCCGCTGTGTGCGTCCTGTCACAGTAAGAAGACAGCTAAAGAAGATGGAGGGTTTGGAAATGGATTATAAAAAATGTACATGTGATCAGTGCGGAACAATCTTCATAGTTAAATATTGTTCTAGGATTAAGAAGATTGGACGTGGTATTAAACGTCATCTGCTTGTATGTCCCGGGTGTAAAGCTGAGTACACATCCTACTACACAAACGCGGAAATCAGAAAGCAGCAAAACAAAATCAGAAAGCTGTACAATGCCATTCGAATGACGAGGAACAAAAGTCTACTTGATCAACATTATAAGAAAATGGATTCAATACGAGCAGATTTAGAAAGAGACATGAATCAGCTTAGTATTGAAGTTGAAGTTGAAGGCACCCCCCAGGGTTAAATCCCTAGAAATGATTTGCCGTAGACCGCGTCTCCCTCAACATTTTGAAAAATTCCCTAAATGAAAATTCGGAAGGAGGTGAGGGGATGGCAAGACCGAGACAACCAGTTGACTTGTTGCTAGTGAAAGGGAAGAAAAACCTTACCAAGAAAGAGATTGAAGAAAGAAGAGAGCAGGAAATAAAGGCACCAGATGACAAAGTGAAAGCTCCTTCTTACTTACCAAAAGACTTAAAAAGAGAATTCAAAAAGATAGCGGACGAGCTCAAAAACATCGGAATTATCACAAATTTAGATGTTGATGCGCTTGCCCGTTTTTTATTTGCTAAAAAATTATATTTACAAGTAACTGAACAGTTGCTTGAGCGTGGACCTATGAAAAAGGTAATAGTCAGAAACCTAGATAAAGAAGGTAACGTGATTTCAGAAGATGAAAAGTTAGTTCCAAATGATGATTATTCAGATCTTCTTATAAATCAAGACAAACTTTTTAAACAATGCAGACAAGCATCAAGTGATTTAGGATTAACCATTTCCTCTCGCTGCAAACTTGTCATTCCGAAAAGAGATGATGGGAAACCGAAGTCAAAAGAAGAAGAACGCTTTGGAGGACGCATGTAATGGTAACGCAGGAAATGACCGCAGAGCTTTTAATTGAGCGCGTATGGTCATATTGCGAAAAGATACAAACAGGGGAAATAAAAGCAGGAAAGAAGCATAAGTGGGCTGTTCAGAGGTTCATTAAAGACGTAGAGCGGTTAGCAGAAGAAGACTGCCCGTATTATTTTGATGCAGAAGCAGTCCTTGATTTCTACGAATGGGCCAAGCAATTTAATCACGTCGAAGGCATATTAGCAGGACGGCCGATTGAACTGACAGACTTTCAGTTATTCATTGCTGCTAATATCTACGGCTTTTACAAAAAAGAGAATGGTGCTAGACGATTTAGAAAAGTATATATCCAGTTAGCCAGGAAAAACGCAAAATCGCAATTACTAGCTATAATGGCTTCGTATGAGATCTTCCCAACTCAAGAAAAACATCGTGTATTTATTGCGGGTTGGTCAAGGGAGCAGTCAGATGAAGTATATCAAGCCATTCTTGAACAGCTTCATCATGCGCCAATACTTCAAGGAAAATATACATCAGCTAATGGAAAGGTGAAGAAATATACTACAAATTCCATTATTCAACCACTTTCAAGGGAAGCAAGAAAAATGGGAGATGGAAAAAACCCATCTTTAGGGATTGTGGATGAATACCATGCACATGAAACAAGTGAAATTTATGATGTGCTTGATAGTGGTATGGTTGCAAGACGTAGTCCTTTGATGGTTGTCATCACGACTGCCGGATTTAATCTAAATAGTCCCTGCTTTAAAGAGTATGAATACACATCCAAGATCCTTGATCCTGGTATAGACGTGGAGAATGATGGCTATTTTGCAATGATTTGCGAGCTAGATCCTGACGATGACATAAAAGATGAGTCCAACTGGATCAAGGCTAATCCGATAGTCGCAACTTACCCAGAGGGCATGGAATCGTTAAGAGCCGCATTACAAGTCGCCTTAGAAGTCCCTGAAAAAATGCGGAGTTTTCTTACAAAAAATATGGATCGCTGGGTTGACCAAAAAGACAATGGCTATATGAAAATGTCAAAATGGCGGGCCTGTCATGGTGAAATACCTGATCTAAAAGAAATGGCGATCTATCTTGGTTTAGATTTATCTATGACAACGGACTTGACTTCTGTCGGGTGGGTTGGCGTTCTTGATGGTTTTTATTATGTTGGTCAGCATTCCTTCATTCCAGAGGAAAAGGCAAAAGAGAAAATGGCTACTGATAAAGTGCCTTATGATTTATGGCGTGATCAAGGTTGGATGACATTCACACCAGGGGAGGCAGTTGATTATCAATTTGTTGAAAGGTGGATTATTGAATTTGCCCATGTCAACAAATTGAGGATCATTGAAGCAGCTTACGACAAATGGAATGCGCTGCACCTTGCACAACGGCTTGAGAGTAAGGGATTTAATATGGTTGAGCTGCCGCAAAGGATTCAGCATCTTTCTTTACCCACAAAGGATTACAGACAAAAGGTATACGAAGGAAAGGTCGTTCATGGGAACGATCCACTTCTAACTTTTGCATATAATAACGCCATTATTAAACAAGACGCTCAAGAAAATATCATGTTAGACAAAGCGAAATCACCACAAAGAATAGATCCAGCTGCAGCCGTTATGAATGCTTTTGCTAGGGCCATGTATCACAATATGGGCGCGAGTGTTAACTTAAACGAACACTTTTCAGGAAATTTCAGTTTTTAGGATGTGAGAGAGTGAAAAAATTCATTGTATTTCTGAAATCAATATTAAACGACTTGCTGTTTATTGGAGGGTGCATCTTTATTCTGCTGGCAGCGTATCGGGTAAATACGAACATCGGTCTATTTCTGACGGGTGTATTTTTTATGTTTTATGCCTACTTGCTGTCAAATCACGCGCGGCAGAAAGAGAGGTGAAATAAATGTTTATAGATAAGTTTTTTGAAAAACGATCCAGCTCAACAACAATAGACGGTTTCAGTCAGTTGATCAATCTATTCGGAGGTAGAGAAACGGCCAGTGGTGAAAGAGTCAGTGAAAGTAATTCATTTGAGCAGCCTGACATTTTCGCATGTGTCAACGTATTGTCTGATGACATTGCAAAGCTACCGATACACACTTTTAAAAAAGAGAGTCAAGGAGTCAACAGAAACCCTAATCATCCATCAGCCTATATGATCTACGCAAGGCCAAACCCGTACATGACTGCTTATGTGTGGAAAAAGCTGATGATGACGCATGTACTCACATGGGGAAATGCCTATTCAATGATTGAGTTTGGGGCTCACGGTTTCCCTGAAAATCTATACCCGTTGCGGCCGGATGCAACAAAAGCATACATCCATCCCGACTCAGGGAGGCTATGGTACCAAACCACCGTTAACGGAAGGACGATGGAACTTAATGATTACCAAGTGCTGCACTTTAAAGGTCTATCAACGGATGGTATACACGGTAAGTCGCCTATTGGTGTAATACGAGAGCACATAGGCGCTCAAGCAGCTGCGACAAAATATAACGCAAAACTATATAAAAACGAAGCCACGCCGCGAGGCATTCTAAAAGTACCTTCTTTCTTGGATGAAAAACCAAAAGAGAACGTCCGTAAAGAATGGCTGCGGGTCAACCAGGGTGAAAACATAGCAATTATTGATAATGGACTAGAATATCAATCTATTGCCATGCCGTTGCAAGAAGCGCAGTTTGTAGAATCTATGAAATTCAATAAAGCACAAATTGCAATGATTTATAAAGTTCCATTGCATAAACTCAATGAGCTTGATAAAGCCACATTTTCAAACATCGAGCATCAATCCTTGGAATATGTAAAAAACACATTGCAACCGTGGATCGTGAATTTTGAACAAGAATTAAATATTAAGCTGTTTACTGACAATGATCAAAAAGCGGGCCATTATGTAAAATTCAATGTTGATAGTGAGTTGCGCGGAGATAGTAAGACTCAAGCCGAGTATTTTAAGACTATGAGTGAAGCGGGTCTTTTAAATAAAAATGAGATTCGCGACTTGATTGAAAGAAACCCTATCGAGCATGGCGAAAAATATCTTTCTAGCTTGAATTATGTGTTTCTCGACTTTATGGAAGAATACCAGAGGCTTAAAGCTGGTTCAGCCGTGAAGGGAGGTGACAGCAAGAATGAGTAAAGAAAAAGAAGTGCGGCTGCTCACGTCGCCAATTGAGATCCGTTCCGACGGTGAAGGACAAGCCGAATATGTGGAAGGCTATGCTTTGAAGTTTGAAAAATGGTCCGAGCGTTTGGGCTGGTTCAAAGAAATTATCAGCAGGAACGCTTTAGAATCTACCGATCTATCAAACGTCATTGCACTTTTTAACCATCGAGAGGATTTTCCCCTAGCGCGAAATACCGTTTCAGGGGAGTCAGGGAAACTTGAACTCGAAATAGATGGCATAGGTCTTAAATTCAGATTTAAACCGTCAGACACGTCATATGCCCGCGATCTCATGGAGAATATACGCAGCGGCGTTATTAATCAATGTTCTTTTGCTTTTTCGTTGGATTACAACGGGGACGAACCCGACGAATGGAGAATTAACGAAAACGAGGACATATACGAACGAAGAATAAACAGAATTCACCGCATTTATGACATTTCTCTAGTAACGACACCTGCATATAGCGATACCGAAGCTGTGGTAGGTGCTCGAAGCATGGAGAAAGTAGAAGAAATGAAAGAACAACGAAGCGCACCAACAGATGAAATTTTAAAAATTGAATTGGAACTTTTAAGCCTTGATCTTCCCGAATAAGGCTTTTTTTCGTTCAATAAGGAGGAAAAATAAAAATGTCTAAAAAAGAAATTGAATTACGTCAGCAGTTTACGCAAAAGAAAGAAGATGCTAATAAAGCACTAGTAGAAGGAAAAACAGAGGAAGCGCGCCAACTTCTCGATGAAGTGAAAGAGCTTAAGAATCAAATTGAATTGATGGTAGAAGGACGATCATTGAACGTGCCCGATTTACCTGGCGGTGAAAATTTTGTGCCGGAGCAAGAACGCAACCCGGAGGGACGAAAGGGAGACGAAGGAGATAAAGAAGAACGTCAAAAGAAATTCACCAAGGTGTTCTTGAAGTCTCTTCGCGGTAAATATTTAACACACGAAGAACGTGAATTTTTAGAAAACCCTGAGTTCAGAGCAATGTCAGGTATAAACCAAGAAGATGGCGGGATCCTGATTCCTGAAGATATTTCAAGAACCATTAAAGAGTTAAAGCGGGAGCAAGAACATCAACTTGAACAATATGTAACAGTGGAGCCGGTAGCAACACGTTCAGGTAGCCGTCTGCTTGAAAAAAATGGAGACATTATACCATTTCAAAAAATCGAAGAAATGGGAGAAATTCCGGAAACAGACCATCCTAAGTTTACTAATCTATCATACACGATCGCTGATTATTCAGGGCTGTTACCTCTATCAAATACATTGCTGCAGGATACAGATCAAGCCATCATGACACATGTGGCGAAATGGTTTGTCAAAAAATCAGTCGCAACAAGAAACGCTCTTATCCTGGCTATCCTTGACGGATTGAAAAAGGTTGAATTTAAAGGCCTGGATGATATTAAAAAGACATTAAATGTTACTCTTGATACTGCCATTTCATCCAGCGCAATTATCATGACAAATCAAGACGGGTTTAACTATCTTGATCAATTGAAAGACGCAGACGGCAAATATCTACTTAAAGATATTCCGTCTGAACCGACAAATAAAATGCTGTTTGGTCGCCGCGTGGTGGTGATCTCAAACAAAGTCTTGAAAACAAAAGCAGGGAAAGCACCTGTAATCGTTGGCGATTTAAAAGAGGCCATCGTTTTATTTGATCGTCAGCAACAGTCTATTGACTATACGAATCTTGCTGCAGGATCATTTGAGACAAACACAACGAAAGTACGAGCGATTGAACGTGAAGACGTTGTGGCTTGGGACAAAGAAGCGGTAGTATACGGCCAGTTGTCAATAAGCTAGTAAATAAAAAAGAGGTGAATAAGTCATGCGAGTGACAAAAAATTACACCACTGACGGCGGGGATCGAACTGTCATCGGTGGTGTTTTAGAATTTGCAGGCGGAAAAATCGTCAAAGACGGCGAGGAAGTGAGTGTAGGAGGCGGCGGATCAGCTGCACCAGGAAGCGTGACACATGAAATGCTTGCTGAAAAAGCTGTCCGTTCGGCAAACATCGGGACAGGGAGCGTCATGCCGGAGCATCTTAACTCATTAATAGAAACTAGACTCAAAGGAATGGAAGACGAAATAAAAGAGCTGAAAAGCAAACTGAACAAAGAATAAACATTGGAAAGGAATTGATCTAACATGGCAAAAGATTATCTAAACGAAAGTAATGGAGTATTTACGTCCGCGGAGGCGGGCCCTGATGGTAAACCTATCACTGCAGTTACGGTGAAAGACAATAGCGAAGAAAATCCTCTTTATGTTAAGGGGTTAAAGGGTGATCCTGGTGAACAAGGCCCTCAAGGACCGAAAGGAGAAAAAGGCGATCCAGGAGAGCAAGGCCCAAAAGGTGACAAAGGAGATCCCGCAGTAATTGAAACGGGATCTATTAAAAACGACCATTTAGCAGATAAATCTGTTAACTCTCGTACTATAGGCACTGGCAGTGTGATGTGGGAGAATCTTAATTCTGCAGTAAAAGACATGATCACCGAGTTACAGACGAGAGTCAATGAGCTTGAGGGTAAAGAAAATACTGAATAAGTAGGCGGTCTTCTATGGATTTAAAAATGCTGAAAGATGAATATTTAAAAGTTGATACCGACCAAGATGACACCTTGCTTAAAACCTTAATTACTGCAGCAAAGGAATATATCAGAAACGGAATAGGGCGTTATACAGAAGGTAACGCTCAATTTGAACTTGTAGTTGGGATGTTAGTTGAGCATTGGTACGAAAACAGGGGGATGTATGAGTCAGGTGTTTCCGGCTCAAACATCCCTTTTACCGTTCAAGCTTTGCTGACACAACTTCGATATGTGGATGTGAAAGGTAATGAAGAAGATAAGCAAATTGAATCGGAGGTTAATCTTCCAAGTAAAGAAAAGGGTGCAGGATGACGAGCTGAATTGGAATGAATCCTACGAAAATGTTTTTGAGACATGGGGTTCAATTGAAGGATTTTCCGGCACAAAATCAGATACGCTTGTTGCTGGCGCGCTAGGGGTTAAGTCACCGAAGAAAATCACAATTAGATACCGGGAAGACGTTAAGCAAGACATGCGAATCCTTCTTCAAACTGGAACCAACGAGGCAGGAGAGCCAATCTATCGCACTTTCGATGTAATGGATTTCAACGACATCGAAAATAAAAAGAAGCAACTTGAAGTCACATGCAATGAGGTCGGCGTAAATGGCTGATATGAATATTGATGGATTTGATGATCTAACAAGATTTTTCAACAAGATAGGTGACGACGTGGAAAAAGCTGAAAAGGTCGCTCTTAAAGCTGGCGGCGAGGTAATAGCTGAGCACCAAAAACGTAACGTGAATAAGAGTTCAAAAAATCAGCCTCACATGGTCGATAACATCACCGTTTCAACTGCAAGAGAATCCAAAGACGGTGAACTGTTTGTATCGGTTGGGCCGAATAGAAAAGTCGCTTACAGAGGACGATTTCTAGAGTGGGGGACATCTAAAATGCCGCCGCATCCATTCATCGAGAAAGGCGGGATCGAAGGGGAGGGACAAGCTGTGAAAATCATGGAAAGAATTATCACGGCACCTATTAAATGAGTCTTGATGCAAAGAAAGAATTGAGTGCAGCGTTAATAAAAAACAATGAATTAAAGCAGCTTGTCACGGGTGGTTTCCATAATCTTGTGGCCGATGATGTGGCCGCATTCCCCAGAGTTGTATTTTCAGAGATTACAAATAGGGACCAGGAGTACAGAGACAACCGTTCCGCAGCAAGTGAGGTTCGATTCCAGTTAAGCATATTTTCAAAAGCAGACACACGGAAAAACGAAACAGAAATAGCGAAACAAATAGATCGTCTTATGAAAGATTTAGGTTACGGAAGATACGATTCCGTTGACCTTTACGAAACAGATACAAAAATCTTTCACAGAGGTATGAGGTACGTCAAAACATTTTTCTAGGAGGAAAACAGATGGGGAAAACAATCTACGGATTAGACATGTTTCATTATGCTGAACTTATTCAGGATGATGACAAAGGACTTGAATATGCAAAGCCTGAAAGACTGCCAGGAGCTGTAAACGTCAAAGTCGATCCAAAATCAGAACAGTCTAAGTTTTGGGCTGATAACGGCGTGTTCGATTCATTTAACAACATGGGTGACATTGACCTTGAAGCAGAACTAGCGGATTTACCTATTGAGGTGCAAAACAAGATTTTCGGACACAAGGTCGAGAATGGGATTTCTTTTGCCAGTTCTGATGACAAGGCTATTTTCTTGGCTTTCGGCTTTAGGGCGAAAACATCCACGGGCGGCCATAGGTTTTACTGGTTCTTAAAGGGACTTCCTGAACTGATGGCTAACGAAAATAAAACCACAGAGGGTAAAGCAGATCCTGAAACCGCAAAATTCAAGGCAGGCTTTATGACTTTACAAAATAAGAAGGGGAAAAACCGTTGGAAGGCACAAGCTGAGTTCGACGAAGGCTTTGACCCGGATGAATGGTTTCAACAAGTTGTATACGACGGGGCGTCGTTTGCAAAGGGAAAAGATACAGAGGATTCCACAAGTTCAGTAGACATCGGAAAGGGCGTTTAATAACGCTCTTTTTTATTTTGTAATTGGGAGGCAATAGCATGGAAGCACTGACAATCACCTTGCATTTAAACGGTAAGAAAAAGAAATTTTCCACACCTAACTTTATCACGGGTGTTTTATTTAGGACTGCGGCAGAAATAACAGAAGACCTTGAATCGAATGATCCTGAAAGGATTTATACAAGTAAACAATCAGAGTTTATCTGTGAAGTGTTCGGAAACAAATTCACTGCAGAAGAATTTGAAAAAGGCATTGATTCAAGACTTTTATATAGAACAATCTACGCAACTGCAAACTACGTCATCGGAAATATCGTTGAAGCGAGCAAGATCCTGAATCCAGAAACCGCAGAGGAAGCAGAGCCGGGGGAGTAAGTTTGTCCGATGCTGTCCTTGATATGTATAACGCATTAGAGGACATTGGCTTTTCACAGAACCAAATAGATGAAATGGATATTGTGTATCACTTGAAACGACTCGCGCGGCGCAAAGAAGCGAGCAAAGAAAAGCCAAGTAATAACGCTGCAGCATCGGATAAGCCCTTATACATTGATCAGATACCTGGACTGTAAAAAGGTGGTGAGGGATTGAGCAAAGACATTAAAGTAAAGCTGTATTCTAATTCGTCCCAATTTAACGGGGAAATGAAAGCAATTGCCGTTCAAATGAAGAACATAAAGTCTGAATTTGAAAAGAATCGGACTGCCGTCGGTGTGTGGGGTAATGAACTGAAAACGTCACAAACAAAAGTCAGAACCCTTTCACAGCAATTAGATCAGCATAAAATGAAGGTCAAAGCACTTGAAAGAGCTTATGCGGATTCAGCCATCAAGAAGGGAAAGGACGCGCGAGAGACACAAAATCTTGCCCGTAGGCTGAACTATGCAACAGCTGAAATGAACAAAACGCAAAATGCGTTGACTGCGACAACGAATAAAATTAAGAAAATGGAAGCTGAAATAAAACGTACTTCATCCTCTATGTATAAGATGGGCCAAAGAATGAATACAGTTGGCAACACAATGAGAAGCAAGGGTGCTTCAGTAGCGATGACTACAGGTGTTGCTTTTGCTGGCTTGGTCCTCCCACTGAAAGACGCCGTAGAAGTTGGTATGTCATTCGAAACACAGATGAGCAAAGTTAAAGCTATTTCAGGGGGAACAGCTGCAGAAGTCGAAAAGCTGAAAAACCAGGCAAAAGAGCTGGGAGCAACAACTGTTTTCACCGCCAGCCAAGCCGCAGATGCACAAAGCTTCCTGGCGATGGCCGGATTTAAAGCGAATGATATTTATGCAGCTATGCCAGGTATGCTGAATTTAGCAGCTGCAGGTCAACTAGATTTAGCAGCTGCCGCCGATATTTCATCTAATATGATGCAAGCTTTTGCCATGAAAGCATCGGAAGCGGGGCACGCATCGGACGTAATTGCATACGGTGCGGCAAACGCTAACACGAACGTGGAGCAGATGGGAGAGGCCATGAAGTTCCTTGCGCCTAACGCTAATTCACTAGGTTGGGGATTAGAAGAATCAGCGGCCGCAGTCATGGCGTTTGGTGACGCAGGTTTGCAAGGATCAATCGCAGGACAAGCCTTTGGTACGTCTTTGATCAGGTTAGCGACGCCAGCTAGAAAGGCCCAAAAAGAAATTGATAGATTAGGGTTTGCTTTCTTTGATGCAGCGGGAGACATGAAGAGTATGCCGGAAGTTGTTGCAGAAATGGAAAAGGGCATGAAGGGCATGACGAAGGAGCAGCAAGCCGCAACCTTAAAAACCATTGTCGGAGCTGAATCATATAAACATTGGGCCGTTCTCTTACAAAAAGGCAGCAAGGCATTGAAAGAAAATACTAAAGCGCTAAAAGAATCAGACGGTGCAGCTAAAAAAATGGCTGACACAATGCTTGATAATGCGCGGGGCAGTATCATTGCTTTCCAGTCTGCAGTTGAAGGGGCAAAAATTAAGCTCACTGAAAGTCTACTTCCTGCACTTGGGAACTTAGCTGACAAAGGTGCAGACATCGTTTCCATGTTTAACAAAATGGATTCTGCCACAGCTCAAACGGTTGCTAAAACGGCGCTGTTTGCTACGGGTGTCCTGGGTGCCACAACAGCAGTCGCAACGCTCACAATGGGGATCGGTGCACTCTTAGCATTTACAGGTCCAGTGGGGCTTGCCATAGTTGGTGGAACGGCTTTACTAGGCGGTATTGCCGTAGCGACATATGCTTATAATGAACAGCTGAAAAACCAAAAGAAACGCCAAGAAGAAGCAAAAGAATCAGCTCTTCTATACGGTGAGGGCGTTTCTAAAGCGACACAAAAAGCGGCTGGATCATACGTCAATTTGCGTGAGAAAGCCACATCACAACTGTTCCAGTTGACACAGGTTTCAGGAAAAGAAGCCGAGAAGATGGCTAGCAATCTATTGTCTACTTATCAAAAAATGTCCACTTCTCTTATTAAGGAGTTAGAAGGATTTAAGACTGATGCAATAGCAGTTCTCAAAGGACTATTTGAAGACCAAGAGAAAGAGACAAAGAAAATCGGAGAAGATTGGACAGATCAATTAGTTGGTAACATCGACAAGGATGTTCAAAAAGCACGAGAGAAAATGCGCCAACTTGAAAAATTGAAGGATGAAACAGGTTTATTATCATCAAATATGAATGCTTCTCAAAAGAAACGATTTGAAAGCATTATTTCATTCTTTCAACAGGCTACGAGTAAATTTGCGGCCAATCAAAAAGACGCATTGGCTATTCAACAGAGGGTTTCCGAGAGCCAAAACAAACTCTCTTTTAAAAATGCAAAAAGTTACAATGATCAAATCACAGAGCTATACAAAGAAGGTCAGAAAGCAGCGAAAGAAGACCGAGACTATAGAATTAAAGTCTTGGATGAAGCTATTGTAAAAGATGCAAAAAATGCTGAAAGATACAAAGCGTTAAAAGCGAAAACGAATGCCGATTACCAAAGGGATCTTGCTAAGAACCTAGAAGCGTATAAAAACAATTCAAAAGCGCTATTTGATCAAATGGCTCAAGATGGAAAACTGCTTGACTTGGAAACAGGAAAAGCCCTAGAAAAGCAAAAAGAGTATTCCAGCAATTCAATGGGAATCTTTGTTGAAATGGAAGAAAGTGAAGCAAAGTACCAAGAACGATGGGCCGAAAAACAAGTAGCATTCTTGCAAAAACTTGGAGACAGCAAAGAAGAAGCATTAGAAAAAACGAAGCAAGCGCTCATTGAATTTAACGAAGGATTGGGCCGTTCTACAGAAGAGTCAGCGAGCAAAGCAAATGAAGCGATTGAAAAGATAGAAAACGAATTCAACCGCGCAACATCTGCCCGTGAATCAGGAAAGAAAATGGGGGATGAATTTGCTGACGGCTTAATAGATGCCACGCCTAACACCTTAGCAAGTGGGTCGATCCTTAAACAAACACTGGATCAAAAACTGCGAGAAGAAAACGGCATCCCGAGAATTGCAGGGAAAGAAAAAGGTCAATCGTTTAGTGATGGTATCAATGCTTCAAAAGTCAGTGTATCAAATAGTGGGACAGTGCTGCAGCAAGCACTAAAACAAAAGCTAAGTGAAGGCAATGCAGGAGCTAAAACATTCGGCTCTCAAAAGGGTCAATCATTTAGCGCGGGCATAAGCTCAACAAAAGGCAGCACAAGCGCGGCGGCAAGCAGCGTAAACCAAACAGCGTTATCAAATCTAAACAAAAATACCACTCAAGCCACGCAAGCAGGTGTAACAAAAGGGCGAAGTCACAGTTCAGGAATAACAAGCACAAAGGGCGCCAATACGTCTGCAGCATCTTCCGTTAGTGCGTCAGCAACAGCACAGCTTGCCAAAACAACCGATGGCGGGGGCGGACAAAAAGCAGGGGTTCAATTTGCATCGGGAATCCGTAGCCAAGCCGGAAACGCCAGCAATTCAGGCAGCACCGTTGCAAAATCAGGAAAACAAGGCTTATCCAGTGTTAAAACAACTAGCACAGGGGCTGATTTTTCTAAAGGATTTGCTAACGGTATTCGTAGTATGGGTGGCACCGGCGGGACAATTTGGAAAGCAGCCTGGACTATTGGTAAAGTTGCCATTCAATCTCTTAAAAAATCAATAGATTCTAAATCTCCTGCAAAGAAGACCATCGCAGAAGGTGTGAACTTTGGAGACGGCTTCATCATTGGTCTTGGTGAAAAAGCGAATGAAGTGAAAAAGAGCACTGCAGCTATGGCGCAAGGTGCTATGACGTCCTTCAAGTCTGAAATTAATAAAATGGCTTTCAACATCCAGGGGGCAGCAGATGAAATAAACACAATGCGCGCCGAACTGACTGTTAAAAACGAGATTGATACGCCTGTATTAAACCAAAAGCTAGATGCTCTTATTAGTCTTCTATCAAACAATTTACAAACGAACAATGAAAGCGTAAGTGCGGCAGGGCAAACAATCAAAATCCATCCTGCACCTGTCATCATTGGCGGTGAGCATTTAGCAGACATCGTTTTTAATCAAGGAGACACATCTATTCTAGACAAAAAGAGCGCTCAAAAATATGAGCAGAATGCCTATAAAGGAGGGCTGAAAAGATAAATGGATCTGTATTTTGATTTCAGAGATGGTTTAGGGGAGCAACCTTTGTCGGGGTTACTGCCCTATTTTAAGTTGCTTAGCTTTGCACCTGACGCGCCAAGCACTGAAAGGGAGCTTGTACAGTTAACCAGGTTTAACGGACTTGTACCGACGCAGCACCCGCGCGACATAGTGTACAAAGAAAGGCCAATCAAAGTTGAGATATTGCTTGATGCTAAAATCGCGGCAAACTTTTATCAGTACAGGCATGAGTTTTATGATCTCGTTGTTCAGCCCTTCTGGTATTACATCTCATGTGATCTGCTTCCTGGGAGGCGTTTTGCGGTTACGTGTGACGGAGGGTTTCAAATACCCAAAGACAATCAAAAAAACCAGGTATCCTTCCAAGTGGATTTTAACAATATCACAGGGCTGGCAGAGTCAAAGGGCACGTCTTTAAGCGCGCAGAACTTTTCTAATGAAAGATGGTTTTCAGGAATGGGTATCCAAAGGCGCGATGATCTGCAGTATAGATTTAAAAATAAAAAAAGATTCAGTGTATACAATCCTGGCTTACCTATTAACCCACTGCAGCATGATTACAATGTGCTGCTAAACGCAAAGGGAAAAAACGTGACTATAATCAACCACACGAACAATGAGAGGTTGAAAATTGAAGCTGAACTGAAAAAATCACAGCAAGTCAGGAACCTGAAACAGTATACCGTTGTTGGTAATAAAAGATTGAAAACGTCTGGAAGGCTACCTTCCTTAGATAAAGGCATGAATGAGTTTGAGATACAGAACACCAATGATTTTGAAATTGTATTCGATACAAAATTTTATTTTCCGTAAAAGGGGGGTTGTCATGGCTGCAAAAGATTTTATAAAAGAGATAGCAAAAGACGCGCAGAGGATTTATAAGAAATACAATATTTTAGCTTCTCTTATTATCGCGCAGTCTTGCCTGGAAAGCGGATGGGGAAAAAGCGACCTAGCTCAAAAGGGTAAAAATCTATTCGGAATAAAAGGATCATTCAACGGTCAATCAGTCCTCATGTGGACCACGGAATATGATAAAAAGGGTAAAGCAACGAGAGTGAAAGCCCCTTTCAGAAAGTACCCTTCATGGTACGAATCCGTACAAGACTTAGCAAAGCTGTATCTAAAAGGGGTAAGTTGGGATCCAAACATTTATAAGGCTGTAATAGGCGAAAAAGATTACACCAAGGCAACAGCAGCACTTGTGAAAGCCGGATACGCCACCGATCCAAACTACGCAACGAAATTGAATAGTATCATCTTCACCTATAAACTTACGCAATACGATTCAGTGGAAGGTGTGGACGATGGCCCAAATGAGCCTGAAACGCCAGCTAAACCATCCTACCCAAGCAAGGAATACCAAGGTAAGGATGTAGAGTTAAATGACGGGCTGCCATCTGATATTGATTTCAGGCAGTTGCATGTCTCAACCAAAGAAGGCAAAGAGCTTGTGGAAATCGTTGGTGCTGTGTTGGAGCTGCAAGACGACACAACAGGTAAAAAGAGTTTCACTTTTACGTTAATGCGAACTGAGGATAACGGGACTGAATTTGATTTGCTTGTTCCAGGGAACATACTGTACTTAGATGAAAAAGTTTACAACCATCAAAAGTATTACATTACAGACATTGAGCTTGATCAGAGCAGAAAAAACGTGCTGCAGAAAAAAGTTACTGCAAATCACGTGTATACTGTTCTTCTTGTAAATGACAGAGTCGAAGAAAAGATTTCAAAGAAACTGAAAATCAATGAAGCTTTAGACTTTGCCCTGGCCGGTACGCCTTTTCAATATGTTCTAAAAGCAAAACTATCGGAGTTTGACGAAGTAGATCAAGACGGCTTCGGAGAAAAGAACAGAGTCGAATTAATGGATCAGATTGTTGAGGATTATGAAATAGAACTTGATGTAAATAACTACGTCATCTATGTACATTTAAAAATGGGCAAGGTGGTAGACTTCACACTTGACAGCCGATACAATATGCCAGGATTTAAGATGAAGATTAATGATCAAAACACATCAACGCGTGCATGGGGTTACGGTGCAGAAAAGAAAGCTAAGAAAAGCGACGCAAAGTCGACTGATACAAAAACGAACGAGGATGAAAAGGAGAAAGAGCCCGAATACGAATTCGAGCCTATCCTATACATTCATCCGGACGAGGACAAATTTTTGATCGAGGGTAAGCCGCGCTGGGGTGAGCCGATAAGAGACGACACAGTAAAAAAAGCAAGCAACATGGTTTCTGCATTGAAAAAGCATGTGAACCCATATCCTGATGTAGTCGTAGAGGCTGAGTATCAGTATATCTATGAACCAGCATTGCAAGGGATTGAAGAGAATTTTTGGAAAGGTGACACGATACATGTCATTGCTGATACGGCAAACGGGATCACGTTTGAGGACGATGTAAGGCTAGTGTCTGTCACTTATAATCCCCTCAACCCGTATGACAGCCCTAAAATGACTTTCGCTAACTTCCGAAAAGATATTCAGGATTATCAAGTAAGCCAGGCGCGGCAGATTAAGCAGCAAAAAAGATATATTGATCAGCTAATGAGAACGCTCAATTAGGAGCGTTTTTTCTTTTTGGAATTGAAAGGAGTGAACATATTGGTCCGGCTTAAAAAGGATTACGATACGACAAGAAATTCAGTCTATGAATCGCAGTTACGCGGCGACATGCAAACGGTTGAGAATGAGCTTAATAAAAATGCAACTGAATTACAGTCTCACAAGGATAGTAAAAAGGCTCATTTGTCTAGTCAGATTATGCATGGTCTATTTACTGTTGCCAACAGGATTGACAACATGTGGGCTAGATTGACAAACCTTGTTCTCAATCATGACGGGAAGGATGTCAAGGAAGTAGTAGACATTCGAGTTGCAAGGGATGCATCTATTCATCCTACAGCAAAAGATAGATTAGACTATGACTTTCAAATTCTTGAGCAAGAAATAGAAGACGCTGCCGTTTCCCTGAACCTAAAAAGATTTATCAAAAAGTACGGAAGTTTTACCGCAGGATTCAAGGCAGCTCTTAGTCTTGCAAAATTATATCCTGTGCACATTGTTGTTCCTTCTGGACAATACAAACTAATGGAGACTGCACGTATCTATAAAAACACTCACTTAACCTTGCAAGCTGGTGCCGTTATTAAACGTGGCTTTGTAGGATCAATGCTTGTAAATGGAGATAAAGAAGATCAGACAAAAGGATATGACGGCCACGGAAATATACTGATTGACGGACAAGGGGTGTTTGATAGCGCAGGAGAAGAGATCAAAGAACAATGTTCAGTCATAGGTTTTGCACATGCTGAGCGCATTATCATACGGGACATCACGATCAAAGATGTGTGCGGCGGTCATGCCTTTGACTGTGCAGGTAATAAACACGTATTAATAGAGAATGTCTGGTTTAAAGGTTTCGCTGATTATAAAGGCGACAGGTGGTTTTCTGCTGCGATTCAGCTGGACTTAATGAGATCGGCGGGCAACTTCGGCGCCTTTGGTGCTTATGACCAAACCGTCAGCAAGCATGTCACTATTCGAGACTGCTATTTCAGCAGATCTGAAAGCTTAAAAGGATATGCACGGGGGATAGATTCTCACACCAGCACAGATGGCTTTTGGTATTCTGATATTCGTATCGAAAACAACGATTTTGAAGATACGACCGAGTACGCAATTTCAGGGAACAAATGGGAAGATGTTGTAATAAGCCGAAACAGATTTAAGGATTGTGCATCCGGTGTAAGACTAATGATTCCTAGAGTAGAATCGGTCTACACGCAAGACGCAAACGGCAATCCTACGAACAGGGTCAACAAGGTAAAGCGTCTTTCAGTCAAAGATAACACTTTTACCAATATCAAAGAGCGTCATGCTATTCAGGTATATGGCCGTAAAGGGATTCAAAAAATTGACGACGTTGAAGTTTCAGGAAACAAAATCAATGGCGTAAAGGTCAAGCATGCTATCCATTTATCGGATGTGGATGGCTTTTTGGTGTCTCACAATCAATTTAGAGACATCAAGCATCATGGAGTGCTCTTAACACGCTGCAGCAATGGCAAAGCTGATCTAAACATAGGACGTGACATCGAGGGGAACGGTGTACGCGTAGAATTAGGATGTAAGAACATTGATGTCACAAACACCACCTTACGTGAAGTTGGATATTCGGGGATTTCTGTTTCAGGTGATTCAGAGGACATAAACGTTGATTTCAGCGATATTCAGAATGCCGGTAAAAGGACTTCTTCATCAAACCCGTATTACGGAATTATCTTCATGGACGGAGTCACAGATTCAGCAGCAAGATTCAACAAAGTGCGCGGGAAAAAATGCAGATACGCTATGTATTTTACAAGCAAGTGTTCTCGCATTCAGCATTTCGGCAATCGACTAAAAGGAGCTGGCGCAGAAGGCAGCTTGAAGGATAATAGTGTTGATCCAATTAAAACAATTGAAAATGTAACGTGAGAGAGGTGATAACATGATTCGCAAAAATGGTCCACTTGATTTTGATGTTAACGCATATACCAGTTCAAGTGTATCAACCAGCATAAATTTTTGGACACAGGATCGACAGACAGCTAGGCTCATATTCAAGGTCACGAAAGATGGAGTCCCTTTGCCTTTAGCAGCTGTCACAGGAAAGCTTGTATTAGTTATGTCAGATGGCAGCCGATTCATTCGAGACATAAATATTATTGATCGAGTGGAGGGGCAAGCCGAGTACGTTTTGTCGGATCAAGAGATCAAGCATTATGGAAATGTACAAGCTGAGCTGAATTTGTATTATACAAATGATCAATCTATGTCCGTACATCAATTCTTTTTCCATATATCTAAGTCCCTTATAGATCAAGATATTGTGCCGATCACTGAGTATTATGTGGATGAGTTCGAGGCACTAAGAGAGAAAATAAACGCTTTGTATGAAGAATCTATACAAACGATTAATGATCTGAGAGACAAGTTTGAGGACTTGGAAAAGATCGAAACAAAACAGGGCGCGCAGTCTAAAGCAGATGCAGCACTTGCGGCAGCTAAAAAATACATGGATGATCACGCGGAAACACCTGCAGGTGCAAAAGATAAAGTAGCAGCGGCACTGGAAGCGGCAAAAGAATACGTCGATCCGCACCTTGAAAACAAAAAGATTCACGTAACAGAATCAGAAAAAAGTAATTGGAATAACGGCCAGCTACACAGGCTTACACCTAACGACGGTAAAGTTGCAAGGTTGCCAAACGGTACTGATATTTTTTTACTGCCAACGGGTTTTTATATGGGAGCAAACCTTTTAAATCTGCCTGTAGAGAATGATTCCAGTTTCTATTACATTGAAGTTTTAGAAACATCATATGTCCAAAATGAAGTTAATTACAAAAGGATTATTGCTACAAGGTCATTTGATAATATGACATGGGTTGGCACGTTCCATGCACAAGGCTTTCGAGGGTGGAAACGTCTCTTAACAGACGGAGATGCTGCAGTCACTTGGAAAACACCATCATTGTCCAAAGGATGGAAGCAATATGTATCATCAGATGGTTTTCCGCACACGTTACGCTACTCAAAAGATGCTTCGGGAGTGGTGGAGATCATCGGGTCTATTACTGGTGGAGTGATTGGTAATGATGTCGAGGCGTTTACATTACTTGAAGGATTCTTTCCCTTGCAGTCATTTCACTTTATTGGTGTAGCATCCAGTTTGGGGACACCGGGTGTACCACAATATCACCGAACCTATATAGGTACTGACGGTCGAGTTTGTGTTCAATCTTGTTCTAATACGGTAAACCCAAATGAATTTATTACGTTTGGGGTCCGTTTTAAAGCAAAGTAAATGTGGGAGGTGCGAATATGATCTGGGTGTATAAATATGATGAAAACTACATTTGGCAAGCAGACAAAGACATCGAAGTAGATGTAGAAAACGGAGAGGAAATCCCCAAAGGCTATACAGATAAACAGCCGCCAGATGGGCTATTTATTGCAAAGTACGATCCCAAAAAAGAAGAGTGGTTTGAATCAGCAACACAAGAATACATTGATAGTTTGCAGCCTGATCCACCGCCACCAGATGATGTAGCGCTGCTAAAAAAACAAGTCGCTCTCCTTACATTGCAGCTTTCGCAGTTGCAGAGAGGCGGGACAACATGATCTACCCAACGGCGGACGACATTAAAGTATTTTGGGATTGGGGCGTGTATACGCCTGAAATTATGAGGGAATATGTTTCGTTGAAAGTTATCACTAAAACAGAATTTGAAGAGATCACAGGTTTGAAGTTCGACAAGCCTGCTGTCTCAGTGGATTTAGGAACAACAGCATCTTAAACAGGTGCTTTTTATTTTGCCTTCGAAAGGAGGTGACAAATGAATGGGGGATATAAAATTGTTTATTAACTTTGAAACTTTGGATTTAGCGAAGACTTATCTATTTGGCGGAGTGAAATTTCTGGACTTGCTCGTGCTGCTAAGTGTTATTGATGTTCTGACGGGTATCATCAAAGCGTGGAAAGTTGGCAAACTGCGCAGCCGTACAGCATGGCTCGGTTACGTGCGGAAAATGCTTAGTTTTGTTGTCGTGATTGTGGCTAACATCATTGATCAAATCATGGGCTTAAATGGAGTGCTGACATTCGGGACAGTCTTGTTTTACATCGCCAATGAAGGGCTTTCCATCGTGGAAAACCTTGCACAGATCGGCGTGAAAATTCCAGCTTCCATCACAGATCGACTTCACGTCATCGAGTCTGACAGCCAAAAAGAAGAAGAGGAAAAGAAAGCTGCTGAGTAATCGGCGGCTTTTTTCTATATAAAACAATTTGAAGGAGTAGATGAACATGACAAAGAAAATTATGCTTGATCCAGGTCACGGCGGGCGCGATCCCGGTTCAGTAGCAAACGGGTTGAAAGAGAAGGATCTTGTATTAAAGATCGCAAAGAAAACTAAAACAATTCTTGAAAAGGTGTATGGGGCAACGGTCAAACTCACTCGTTCAACTGACGTTTATATTGATCTGTCTCAAAGGGCAAGACTAGCAAATAATTGGGGCGCTGATTATTTTGCATCTATTCATATCAATGCAGCTGGTGGCACAGGCTTTGAGACGTTTCGTTACGTCGAACTATCTGCATCATCCGGCACTGGCAAGCAGCAAAAGATCGTACATGATGCGATTTATAACAAAATCAAAGAAAAACTAGGAGACCGAGGGACTAAGTCTAAAAATCTTGCGGTGTTAAGAGAAACAAAAATGCCAGCAATATTGACAGAGAATCTTTTCATCGACCGTAAAGAAGATGCTGCGTTGCTGAAACAAGATGCTTTTCTGAATTTGTTGGCCGAGGGTCATGCGGAAGGGATCGCGGCGGCTGTTGGTTTAAAAAAGGTGTCATCATCATCTAAACCTAGCCCTACACCAAAAGGCGTCAAAATGGCCGTGGTGAAGCCGAATGCGGACGGGTGGCTATGGGTCTATGATAAGCCTAGCTGGTCAGCAAAGCACAAAAAAGTGAAGCCGGGTGAAGCATTTACGATTGATAAGACTGTGACGGTTAACGGATCGAAAATGTATAAACTTAAATCAGGATTATACATCACGGCTGCATCTAAATATGTTCAGGTAAAACAAAAGTAAAATGAAAAGCCCTTCCAAATTGGAGGGGCTTTTTTGTTTGTCTTTATTCAGTTCGATGCTTCATTTTATTGATCGTCCTAAAAGATGCTTCAACGCCAATGAAAACGACAAAGAAAATTATAATCCAACTAACTAAGTCTGCCCAAATATTGGACATGTTAATAACACCAAATTTACTTAATCCCGATTGAATTACAAAGGAGATTAAAGCAGTTATAAACACAGACAGAAACCAATTTGTTTTTCTCAATTAAACCACTTCCTTTCAAAAATTAAAGGAATTTGCAAACATACTTAGTTGTTTTATTTTCGTTCTTGTAACGTTTGCAAAATTCATGGCCGCCCATATCTAAAAGCTTTTTACCTAACCATGCTAGACCTGCGCCAGCCAATACTTTTGCCGCCCATATCACCAGCGGAGCAACCATAGTTGTCACTTCACCTTTTATCTGTGCAGCTAATTGATCTTGATACACTTTTTCAGCATCAGTACCGCCCAATGATTCTAAATGATTTTTGATCTCTAATGAAATATCCTTTGGTAAACCTGCATTGATAACTTTGGATTCATCAAAGGAAAAAGTTTTATCTGTTTCATTGTATGCAGCAGCTTCGAAAATAGCCTGTGCAATTCTTTGTTGTTTTTGAGGATCCCATTGTTCTTTGGCTGATGCCTGACCAAAAGCAGATGTGATTCCAAGAGTCACAATAAGTGTTAATACAAGTGTAAGTTTTACATTGAGCTTGCGCAATAAACCGTTCATACTAAACATCCTCCCCCTAAAAGTATTGTCCTACACTCGTATGGTAACAATTAACAGGTTTTATTTTCCATACTTTTTATAAAAATGGTAAAAATAGACTAAATAAAAATCCCGTCATTTGTGACGAGACTGTGAAAGTTTCTTATTTAAACCGTCATTCCTATGGGCTTGAGGCAAAATTAAAAATAAGGTAGGCCCCTTCTTTAGGGGCCTTGAGTTATTCATATTCTTTATTAGGTTCGTTAAATGAACAAAATTTGTTTGGATTCCCTCTTTTATCAGTACACCAAGATTGGGAAAGAAATGCTAAGAATATAGCAACCCAATAATCTTCGAATTGAATCAATATGCCACCGTCATGATAAGCACCATTGTCTTTCTTCCATTTCCCAGAGTTACCTTGGTTCATATGAATGTTATGCATTCCATTGGTAGGCTCAAATCCAAAAACTTTATCTTTTTTATTTTCGGGACCAAATTTAGAGCCGTAAATATAAATTGTTGCTTTTTCTTGCATTGCTTTTTTCATATAAGTCTCGATAAAATCGTTCAAATCATTATCTGGTCCAGTAACCTCATGTGGTAAAGGTAACATTTTAGTAGAGTCAAAGAGCTTACCCCGAACATAGTCAAGAGCAATTGAATGGTTAGATTTATCTTCATTTATGGGTATATACCCATTTTGAAGTTCTTGCAAATGTGTAATTTCCTTGGCGTTAAACTTGTCATCAGCATAGTATAAAACTTCCGATTGAGCAGAACTTGACATGACATTAATTGCACATCTGTAGTGTCTGTTTTCTTCTCCAATTACATCTAATTGAAAATGCGGAGTATCGTGATCCCCCTCTCTTTTGTAATTATTTGCAATTCCTTTTAAAACCCCATAATTAGAAACTGTCATTAATTAACCCTCCTTTAGAATTTACATTCTTATTATGTATTGGTGTTATAAAGTTATACAAAATTTTAGAGCAAGTATAAACTTAAGTTCTCAGTAACTCAGTACTGTTGTATTTGCTAATAATATGATTTTGAACAAACATCAAGTATATGAGGAAAGCTTATTGTTGAAATTATAGATCCAGCCAATGAGAAAATGGGGAGGGGAACATCATTATTCCTGAAAATTGATGTTGATCAGTTGAAAAAAGATTTAATAGAAGAACGGAAGAAATATCGGCCCATATAAAGAGAATTAAAACTTCCATTCCTTCTTCTCCTTGTCCCATTCAAGTTCATTTCTTGACATAAGGTTTTTAACAGCCTTACGGATCGTCGGCTCATCCTTGCCTGTTTTCCTTTTAAGTTCATCCATGGTGGGATTCTTTCTGAATCTACTCATATTGTAGATGATTCGGTAAATCTTCCTTTCAAGATCGTTCACGGCGTACCCTCCTACAAAGAGAATGTACGTTCGATTATAAATGTTAATAAAAAACCCTTCAACTTGAAGGGTCATTTTAAAGAAGATACTTTATCGGTAATTTTCATTTGTTTACCTGAGCGTTCATACGAGAATTTAGCAACTGTTCCTTCTTCATCTATATAAGGAACTTTCCAAAATACAGCTATCTGATTGACTGTATCATTATCTTTGCCAATGTTTGCAGCTAAGTCATCACTATACATTTCAACCATGTTATAAGCTGTCTTACTTGTGTTCAATGCATCAAAAGATAAGTAAACAAGAGCAATTAACTTGTTCTTCTCACTCACACCCATATCTTCGTTAATTTCAATTTTTTCAATCGATGTGGTTTTATAGTTCTCTTCGATAATTTTTTTGATTTCTATTTCTGCATCATATTTAATCATATCTAACTCATCTTCTTCACTGTTATCTTCAACTTCTTCTGAGGTATAAACTTCATTTTTCTCTTCCTCTGCATCTTTATCTATAGGCAAAGTTTCCTCCTCAGTTATAACTTCAGAATTGTTTATTTTTAAATCTATTTCAGCAGTTGCTTTTAGTTCTGAGTCACCGCTAATCTGTGGACCAGTGAGGTTAGATCCATTATCTCCAAAAATTTCTTGAATAACTTCAGCTTGTTCTAGAACCGGTAATGTTTCAACATATATAAAATATTTCCCATCATCAAATACTGTGTCATCTTCATTAAAGAATTTATACTCGAAAGATCCATCCTTTTGAACAGCTGTATTAACTATTGAGTTTTTATGGGAGTTTTTTTGTTCAAGACGAATCCTTAGTTTCGTATCTTTAGGTAAGTTGCTTTTCCCGCTAAGGATAATAATTTTATTGTTTGTGATTTCTTTATCCAAAGTGATCTTTACGTTTAATTTTTTTTTAGTTTCAATGCTTTCTTCTTTTTTACTGGAGTTACTTGTGGATGTGTTTTCTGCTTTGCCACAAGCAGATATGAGTAAGGTACATAAAATTAAAAGGAGAAAAGTTTTAATAAGATTCAATATAGACCCTCCAAAACAAATATTTTCCAAATAAGTCTACCATATTATTGAATTGGATAGAGGATAAATAATGTTTTTTCCAAATTAAGAATATTACGGAATTGATGGTCGGGATGTTATAATTTAGTAAGAACAATTCACAATTGGGGTGTGTTATATGCATTTCCGCAAAGAATCAGTTGAAGAAATCATCAAATATGACGATTACCCTTATAAGGTCTATACAAGGGTTTCGACAGACCGAGACGAGCAAATAAGTTCTAAGGAAAACCAAATTGACGTTTGTCGATATTGGATCGAGCAACACAACTATGAATGGGATGACCGTTCTGTTTTGTTAGATGATGGTATCAGCGGAACCGTCCTTGAAGATAGGGCAGCAATGAAATACATTTTTTCATTGGCTGAAAAGAAAGAAATAAAAATGGTTATTTTCAAATCCATTACACGTCTTGCCAGGGATTTGAAAGATGCCCTCTATATTAGAGAGATTTTAGTATCTAACGGTGTTCGTGTCGTGACGCTTGAAGAAGATTATGATAGCTTGTACGAGAGCAAAGCTTCGATGAAATTTGAAATGTCGGCCCTTTTCGCAGAGCAGTTACCTAAATCTATGTCCGTAAACATAAGTGGGGTACTTGCAGCAAAGGCCAGACGAGGAGAGCATTCTGGAAGAATACCGTATGGTTATATGAAAGAGGGGAAATACCTCGTTATTAATGAAAATGAAGCAGATGTCATAAGGTTGATCTTCCATTTATATAACAACGAGGGATTAGGCCAAAAAAGAGTTACATACGCTTTGCAGGAGAAGTGTAAAGCTGGTGAAATACCTCCGCCCAGGAAAAGAAGTAACTGGCAGCTTACAACGGTCCAGACTATTTTAAAAAACCCTATTTATTGTGGAGTTCACATTGCTAATAGACATACGACGATAAAGGTAGATGGACGAAAGAAATTCATTAGAAATCCACCTGAAAAATGGACTGTTTATGAAGATTTCTGCCCGCCAATTGTTTCTAGAGAAGATTGGGAAAAAGCTAACAATAAACAAACAGTCAATAAAAAGAGAAAATTCACACCTTGGAATGAGTTGAGAAAGTTGATTACTTGTGGGAAATGTGGATCTAAAATGGTGATCATCCAAACTCATCGAGAAAAGAAAAATGGAGAGCGGACTTATTGGAAATACCTAAAATGTAGTAATTTCAGAAGGTCGGGGAGAGATGGATGTGTAAATCATGTTCCGATCAAATATGAAGAACTTCGAGATTTTGTAGTTGAAAATCTCATTACATTTTCAGAGGGTATTTCACACGACTTCAAGAAAAATGCTCTTGAACAAAAGGAAAAACAAATTAAAGCCATAAAGGCAGAATTGAAATCTTTAGAGACACAAAACAAAAGATTGTTAGAACTGTACCTAGAAGATCAAATGATTACAAAAGCCGAATTTCAAAGTAAACGGAACGACATTCAGGCCAAAATAACAAATCTTGAACAGAGTTTATTTTCGTTGCAACATGTACAAAATGAGAAGAATTCAATCATTGAAATGAAAGCAGTCATTCAAGAACTTGAGGATAGAGAAAAAGACTTAAAGCATGTGTTTGAAAAGCTGATTGATCGTATAGTTATTGATCCAAATGGGAAAATAAACATTTATTATAGATTCAAATGACAGCGCGGATAACGATTTGCAAAAGGTGCGCTTAGCAAATGCCATGCAAAAGCTAGGAGTCAAAGGTCGTTCACAGGCCGTAGTCGAGCTTCTGCGTATGGGTGAGCTAGAGCTCTAACGTCAGCCGGTTTTCCTTCCGCACCAGGGAGGAGCCGGTTATTTCTATATGGTTTCCATGAGTCTCTTCTTGCAATTTCTTTGAAAAACGAGGAAAATAGGAATGTACGTTTTAATCAAAGTGAGATGCTATAGTGAGGTATCAATGAA